TTTAATGTACATCGTTTCTCAGTTCCACCGTCACCATCAATAACTAATCCATCACAGAAGTTTGCCCATTCAAGAAACTTAGGAATATCAAGACGTGAAGGATCAATACCATCATATCGCGCTATTTCATATTTTTGATCATTAGGATCAATAATCTCTAACCTCAAATTATCAACTATGTTTCCTGCCGATGTTCTAACAGTCACATTGTCATTAACTCGTGGAACTTCCAACGTCATTAAGAAAGAGGTGTTTTCAGTTATCAATGGAGAAGCAGTTACTCCTCCAACATAAACATTTACACCTGTACCAAAATCAGTAGCTTCTATTTTAACAATCACTGAAGAAGGAATTGGGAAATAATCAGTTAATCCTCCATATTCATATTGTCTTCCCCACAGAAAGACGGAAGATGTTCCGTAATCTGCTCCTGCGTATTGACAATAGTGACCGATAGAATTAATTAATCCAGAATAGAAATCGCTGAATTCTAGGGAGAAACTACATCTCCACCATCCATCTCCTTCATCTGTCATTTCAACTGATAGATTCCGATTTGAATAACTATTATCATCCACCACTACTGCTAAACCGGTAATAAGATCAAAACGAACATTAAGAAGAACTCCTCCATCTTTCCAAAAAATCATAGTGTAATGATCTAATTGAGTACCAATGTCTCCAGAATGTACAGAGATACTGGAAGTAAAACGTTCTCCCCTTTTAGGATATACATAATCATTAAAATTTGGAAATGTTCCTGAACCATCGCTAGAAAGTCTGTCAGCAGTAGTTGTTCCGTCAGGAGCAACCGCACTGTCTACTGTTATTGTAGCATAAGCTACCTTTGATGAATTGACAGCTATATTTTGTGGGAAATTATTTAAATTAGTATTGAATGATCCTAAATTTAAAGTAGAAAAAACACCCAACCATACTGCATCTTCTGAACCAGCATTTGTACCATCACAACTTAGGACTCTATTAACATCACTCCAACTAGGATCTAAAAATAAAGCAGTACCAATCAAAAAGTTTCTATACAGAGTAGGGTCACCATAAACAACAGGTTGAGTTAAGATATCAAAACAAACCCACGCAGGATTATTAGAATATTTCAATTCCCATAAACTACCATTATAGGTGTTGATAATTGCACATTCAGCTATGAAGTCTATGGCAAGTGAGCCACTTAATTGATCAGTAGCTAAAGCTTTCACACCTACTAAGACTTGACGTGGATATTCATAATTTACGGTATCTGTATAACGAACCTGACCTATCGTTATTTTATCAGTAATATCAGTACCTACAGTTAATTTTGTTAAACGGAAATCATACTGGTTATTATCATTTATATATGGAGCACCTACTGAATATGGAGCATCTGACAACTTGTAAGAAAAATTAATAGGTTTTGAGGTAGTATCAACATGTGTAATCCAATCAGAAAAGGCATTTACAGTACCGGGACGAATAACGCTTATATCTCCAGCCAACCACCATCGCCATTGTAATTCCATGGTATTCCACAATACTTCATCATACTGTCTATGGTCTCCATAATTAGTTGACCCCATTTCAAAGAAGTTCCACAAGCGTCCTGCAGATGTACCATTAGGATAAGTCCAATATCCTAATTCCCAATGTGAATAGTCATTTGCTATTTCAGCTACAGTACCGGCATCTTTTGCAAGAAGATGCCATACATTATCAGCAGGATCTGGTTGGTGAATAGCATATTCAATGGTGTATTGTATCATTCCTGATACTCTTCTTCCTTGAGAATCAGTACCATATAATCCTAAAGGAAGGGTTACTATTATGTCAATATCATCAAACGCACGACCATCAGGAGTAGTATATATTTGGGGAGTACCATATACTGCTTCTTGAGAAGGGAACTCTTGACGAACAGTATCCTCGAAATTAGAAACAACCTTTTGATTAACTCTACCTAGACGAACATCTATCACTACATTATTATAATTAAATTCTGGTTGTTCATTGATTCTAAATTCTTGTAATCCCTCCCAAGGACCAAGACCATAAGATAGTAAAGCATTAGTGGTTTGAGTCGTTCCAACGAGATCAATATGGGAAGCAATAATGTTCCCTGTCTTAATTCTATTTCTCCCATACCAACGAGGAAGAGGAAGCCCTTGCTGTTGTGTTAGATGAGGTGACCATCCATATGCAATACTATTATCTTTATCAGCAGGACCAGGTAATACAATAGGAACCAAAACGTTTACGAGAACACCGCCTACAATCATGATGCCTGCAGAAAGTGCTGATGCTCCTAATGTTCCAGCCCCAAACGCGGCAGGCCCTGCCCAAGCGGCAACTACCATGATAACGATCGTCAAGACCATGCGAAGAACACCTTTATCATCCCCACCTTCTTCACCACCCCCGCCATGAACAGTAGGAGCAAGGACAATTTCATCACCTTTACTAGGAAAGGTTAAAGAGTATTCATTTTGAGGAACATGTTTACCATTGATTGAAGCTTGAATTGACATACCTGTAGGAACATGTACTGCGATTAAATCAGCAATAGATGGATGGGTATAATCTAATACAGTGGTTTCACGATCTGTACGATTAAATGGATTTTTTATAACAACTAATTTTAATTCGTCCATTTATAATATCCCTTTACCTTATTCTTCCAGATAAAATCATTTACATTCTCAATGGTGACATTTGTTCCTTTTAGAACATGAAGAAACCTCCCATACTCATCGATGATGACTCCCACATGCGTTATAAAGCGCGGGACGATCTGAAACGTGACTATACTAAGAACTTCTGCTTTCTCTAGCGGTACGGCAAATCCCGACGTTCTAGCTACATCCATATTCTGTGCTATCGACTCTGCATTGTGCTGATACAGATCAAAGTCATTTAAGATGATGCTATTACGTTTAAGGACTTCAATAGCTAAACCCAAACAGTCGTAACTATCTGGACCTCTGGCATGGTACTTAAATGGTTTGCCTATTAAATCGCTATACAAGACGGACTCCTATATTGCTCAATCCTGGATATCCACCAAAACGCACTGAATTGTTTTTTTCAGAACAAGCATCCTTAGTTCTATCACAAGTTGAGTCTGTTCCTTTGTAAGCACATTCTATGCTTTTAAATCTCCAGTTGCAATGCATTGCGATATATCGATGCAACGGGAATCTACTACGTAATGGATTAGGCGCCCCTAGTTCAAAGGTGATCTGACTTGAATTAGAAGAGGCTTTCATGATATCAAAAGTCATTTCTAGTTCGGTGTAATCTTCTGTTAAATTGGCAACGCTCACCACTTTAAGGGTAACAGTAGCACCTATCATACCTTCAAACTCTTCCAAATAAGATTGAAATGTTTTGGATACATTAGAAATGCTCAAGTTTACTGTCGGTATTTGCCCCGTACCATCTTGTACCCTATTGGATACTTCAAATGGCACAGCAGTATAAATTTGACCATTAAAGGTAATGTCTTCATTGTTCCTCACAAGATAATAAATAGTCTCGTCAGGCATGGCGACATCTAATAAGATCAACCAAGGCTCTTGTCCATCTACCTTGTTTTTCTCTAACACTAAATTTGGAGGTAAATTAATCATCGCTCTATAAACTCCAGAGTTTCAAATTCATACCAGTTAGCGGCTATCTGTTTGTACACCGGTGGTTTATCATAGAAAATTGTCACAGTCTGCCCAAGCTTTGTGGTATAAGTAAAAGCAGTATACTCTCCAACAGAATCGAAATGATATTGGATCAAAGACCGATCATCTTCATGCAAAACTCCAAATTCTGCTTTGAGATTTCTCCTAGTCTTGGTAAATTTCTTCCGACGATGTTCTATACCATTCTCTTTTTTAGAGGTAATTCTATTCTCCTCAGGTACAAACACCTCTTCAGTTGGTTTTCTACTTAATATTGGGAATGCCATTATTTAATTCCTCTTATTTAAAATTAAACCGCGCAATGGTCCACCCTGTTCTACATCAGAAAGAACAGTCTCGATTATGTATTTACGTCCATCAAAGGATGTTTTCCCCTGTGTTGCTTTAACATTCTGTGAAGACTGATTAACAACTTGTACGGTCACATCTACATTCGGCGATTTTCCGAAACTATCAGAATTGGATA